AATAAAATAAATATATAGAATAGAGTTAGTGTAACAACTGTAGATACCGTAGACAAAATAGCAGAAACCATTATAAATAAAGGGGTTGCAGTGTCTACAGTTCGTGAATTTTAACCGTAGACATACCGTAACCGACCGTAGACAGAACCGTAACCGGGCAGAAAGGAAGGTATAAATGAAAACAATAAGTGCAAGAAAATACTTACAGCAGTTAGAAATTCTTGATACACAGATCAATGATGATATTGCAATGCTATCAGATATGAAAATGCTTGCTTGCAGTACAGGCGGTATTGACTACAGCCGGGAGAAAGTGCAGACTTCAACAGCAGGTGACAAATTATGTAAGGATGTTGTGAAGTATACCATGTTTGATCAGCACATCAATGAAGAAATAGACAAGTTTGTTGATGCGAAAAAACAGATCATTGCGGAAATACGGGGATTGCATGACAAGAATTACATTCAAATTCTTACAAAAGTGTATGTGCAGTTTAAGACAGTGAAAGTTGCTGCACAGGAAATGAAAAAATCTTATTCATACGTTGTAGAGCTGCATAATAAAGCACTTTCAGCGTTTGAAGAAACCTATAAAAACCTTACATATCTGACATAAAACACATTATATAGTATTTGACAAATACGGAAGGTATCTATATATTGTAGTATGTAAAAGAATTTCTTGCAGGTAATTTTATAAAATTACCTGCAATTTTTATTTGCAATAAAATATGCTTATTGTCTATGTGCTGCAAGGGTGCTAAAACCTCCTACCTTGCAGCACTTTTTGTTATAAAAATGATAGAAAGGCGGTGTTGTTATGGCAAAAAAGGACAATTTGACAGTAAAACAGCGTATGTTTGTTGAAGAATACCTGATTGACCTGAACGCAACACAGGCAGCTATTAGGGCAGGTTATTCAGCAAAAACAGCAGATCAGCAAGGTTCAAGAATGTTGGCAAATGTCAAGGTTCAACAGGCTATTGCTGAAAGAATGGCTGAACGGTCAAAACGTACCGGAGTGAATCAGGACAGGGTTGTTTTGGAACTTTCAAAAATAGCATTCCTGAAAATGACAGACGTTGTTGATCGTAACGGTGCAATCAAACAGGATGCATCAGAAGATGATCTTGCTTGCATTGAATCAATCAAATATAAGGAATCTGATAATGAATATGGTGGAAGTGTTGAAAGAGAAGTCAAGGTTGCTTCAAAACTGAAAGCACTTGAATTACTTGGTAAGCACTTAGGTATGTGGAATGACAAGTTAGATGTGAATGTGACAGCACCTATTGTTATTTCAGGAGAATCAGAACTTGAGGACTAAAAAGAGACAACCCACAAGTCAATATGTGTTTGGTTATCAGAAATTCATGCTGTACCCGGAAGATTATAAACCGAATAAGTCAGGCAAGGTAAACATCAAGTTACCGGAAGTAGTCGGTAAGGGTTACGGTACATTTTGGAATTTCAAAGGTAGATACAGGGCGGTCAAGGGTTCACGTGCATCCAAAAAGTCAAAAACAACAGCACTTTGGTACATCACCAATATGATGAAGTACCCGGATGCAAACACTTTAGTTGTCAGAAAAACTTACCGTACACTTAAGGATTCCTGCTTTACTGAATTAAAATGGGCTATTCACAGGTTAGGTGTTGATGCTTTTTGGGATATAAAAGAATCACCACTTGAAATGACATACAAACCAACAGGTCAAAAGATTTATTTCAGAGGTCTTGACGACCCACTGAAAGTAACATCTATCACTGTTGATCAGGGTGTGTTGTGTTGGATGTGGATAGAAGAAGCATATGAGATCAGTTCAGAATCTGATTTTGATATGCTTGATGAATCAATCCGTGGTGCTATTCCTGACGGTTCAGGGTTATTCAAACAGGTAACACTGACATTTAACCCTTGGAATGAACATCACTGGATGAAAAAGCGGTTTTTTGATAACCCGGATGATGAAACACTTGCAATCACAACCAATTACAAATGCAATGAATGGTTAGATAAAGCCGATCTTAAGGTTTTTGAAACCATGAAGAAACAGAACCCAAGACGTTACAAGGTTGCCGGACTGGGTGACTGGGGTATTGTTGACGGTCTTGTGTATGAAAATTGGAGAGAAGAAGCCTTTACACTGGAACAGATCAGACAGCAATACAAGATTGATTCAGCGTTTGGTTTGGACTTTGGTTATACGAATGACCCATCTGCACTGTTTTGTGGTTTCATTGATGTTCAGAATAAAAAGATATTCGTGTGGGATGAAATGTACAGTGCAGGACTTTCCAACGAAAGGATTTATCAGAACATCACTGATATGGGATATGGTAAAGAACGTATCACAGCAGATTCAGCAGAACCAAAGAGTATTGATCAGTTAAAAGGTTATGGTCTTAGGGTCAAAGGTGCTGAAAAGGGTAAGGATTCAATCAATGCAGGTATTCAGTTCATTCAGGACTTTGAAATTATCATACATCCACGGTGTGTAAATTTCCTGACAGAGATCAGCAATTACACATGGGACAAGGATAAGTTTGGTAATAAGCTGAATAGACCGATTGACGACTTCAATCACCTGATGGATGCAATGCGTTATGCCCTTGAAAAATACATCAAAAAGGGTAAAGGTTGGTTATATAAGTAACAAATTAGAAACAAATACCCTGAAACCGCTTGTGTTTTGGGGATTTTTAAATTATGAGGTAATGAAAATCATGAAAATTAAGATTCACAACGATATATGGAAGGTTGAAATGGTGGATGCAAATGCAAAAAAAATGAACCCTGACGAAGATCACTATAATTTTGGTCTGACAGAGTACAGAGAACTTCTGATCAGCATTATGGCAGGTCGTTGTGCATCTGTAACACGTTCAACGGTTATTCATGAATTGGTACACGCTTTTATGTTCTCATATGGTCACGCTGTTGAGAGTGAAGAAGCAATGTGTGATTTTTTCGGTGTGCATGGTGATGAAATTATAAGCCTTGCAGATCAAATCATGGAAGGGTTGGTGTGATATGCTGACAACAGAAGAAATAAAAATGTTTATTGATGAAGATGCTGCATCAGCGAAAAAGCACTTTGCCCGGACAGGTGAACGGTATTTTGACGGTGATCACGATATAAGACATTACAGAATGTTTTATTTCAATGCAGATGGTCAACTTGTGGAAGATACGACAAGGGCAAACGTGAAAATACCACACCCATTCTTCAAAGAACTGGTTGAACAGGGTACACAATACACCCTGTCAAGTGATGAAGGGTTTGTGTTCAGTGATACACCTGAACTTCAAAGTGAACTTGATGCACGTTTCAACAACAATGATGATTTTAATGATGAACTGTCAGAAGTAATCAATGACTGTCAGACTAAAGGTTTTGCGTATATGTACGCTATGAAAGACAGTTCCGACAAGCTGAAATTCACGTGTGCTGACAGTATCGGAGTTGTGGAAGTTGAAGCCCGGTTTGCATCTGATGAAAAAGACCACGTTCTGTACTGGTATGTTGACCGGGTTGATAAAGAAGGTCACAGAATCAAGAAGATCATGGACTGGGATGATGAACAGGTGGTTTATTATGTTCAGACAGACGAAGGTGAGATTAAGCAAGATGTGAATGTGGAAGTAAACCCACGACCACACATACTGTATCAGGTTGACGGTGACGATAACACTTACATTGATTCACTTGGATTTTTACCATTTTTCAGACTGGATAATAACAAGAAACAGTTCAGCAACCTGAAAGCAGTAAAAGACCTGATTGATGATTATGATATGATGGCATCCAGTCTTTCAAATAACCTGATCGACTTTGATCACCCACTGTATGCAGTCAAAGGGTTTGAAGGTGATAACCTTGATGAATTGCAGCAGAATCTTAAGACAAAGAAGATCGTAGGTGTTGGGGAATCAGGTGGTATTGAAGTACATACTGTTGATGTACCGTATGAAGCAAGGAAGGTTAAGTTGGAACTTGATGAAAAAAACATCTATCGGTTTGGTATGGGTCTGAACCTTTCCGGTCTGAAAGATACATCTGCAACAACTAATATTGCAATCAAGGCAGCTTATTCTTTGCTTGACCTTAGATGTAAGCATCTTGAAAGGAACATCAAACGGTTCTTGCGTAAGATCGTATCAGTGTGTATTGATGAAATCAATCAGCAGAATGGTACAGATTATCAGATCACAGATGTGTATTTTCAGTTCACCCATGAAGTCATGTCAAATGAACAGGAAAATGAACAGAATGAACTTGTTGAAGCACAGAAACAGCAGGTGCAGATCAATACCCTGTTATCACTGGCACAGATATTTGGTAATGATCTGACTATTCAGTATATATGTGACGTTCTTGATCTTGATTATGAAGATATAAAGGACAAGTTACCGGATGATGAAGCTGCAAAGACTGATCAGGCGCAACATGATCTTGATTCTATCATACCGGATGATGAAGGTGGTGGAACAGGTGAACAAGGCACAGAAGGAAGTGCAGCAGGCACAGCTTGATGAAGAAAAGAAAGTTATCAGACTGTTAGAAGTTGTATATGAGAGGGCAAAAAAGGACTGTGAACAGAAGATTAGGGAACTGTCAGCACGTACAGACCTTGAAAACCTGCAAAGTATAGTGTACCAAAAGGAATATCAGCAAATGATGGTTGATCAGCTTGAAGCAATGCTGTATGACCTGCATGAAGGTCAGTTTACAACCATTGCTGATTATTTGGAACAGTCGTATATTAACGGTTATGTTGGTATGTTCTATGATTTGCAGACTACTGGTATACCGCTTGTGATACCTATTCAGCAAGATCAGGTCATAAAAGCATTAAAGACAGACAGTAAACTGTCAAGTGGTCTGTATAAGCGTTTGGGAGAAGATGTGAATTACTTGAAACGTTCAATCCGTGCTGAACTTTCAAGGGGAATCAGTAGCGGTTCAAGTTGGAATGAAATGGCATTAAGGATTGCAAGGGGTATGAATAGTCCATTTAATAAAGCAATCAATAATGCAATTCGTATTGCCCGGACGGAAGGACATAGAATACAGAATGAAGCAGCACTTGACGGTCAGAATCATGCAAAGAAAAAGGGTGCAGATATTGTCAAGCAGTGGGATGCCACACTTGACAGTAGGACAAGACCGGAACACAGAGAAGCAGACGGACAGATCAGGGAACTTGATGAACCTTTTGACATTGGCGGTGAGAAAATGCAAGCACCGGGTGTTGGTGGTTCTGCAAGGAATGTGTGTAATTGTCGCTGCTGTCTGTTACAACGTGCAAAATGGGCTTTAGATGAAGATGAACTGAAAACCTTACAAGAACGTGCTGCATTCTTTGGTTTGGATAAATCGAAGTCATTCAATGACTTCAAGCAGAAATATTTGAAGTTGCCTGAAAAGGCTGATACAATGAATGTGGGTGAATATGATGTTTTGTCAAATACTCAAAAACTGAAAGCTGCAATGAACAGTTCAGACTATGATGAATATATGAAAATATTGACAGAACACAGTAATACATCACTTCAAAAACTGTATGCAAAATATGCAGATGGTGTTTCAAAGGTTGAATTTGGAAAAAGTGGGTATTATTCACCGGGCGGTAATAACATTGTTTATTCATACCCATTACAACGTTACATTGATAACGGAAGAAGTAAATACAGTACACTTGCACATGAATATGGTCATTATTTTGATAAACAAGCAAAATATGATGATCTACATTTCAAAGAAATTGAAACAATTCACAGTAAGACAAAATACCAAACTGCAAGGTTTGATAAAGTGGCAAGTTCATCTGATGAATTTCTGACAGCGGTAAGAAAAGACCGTGAACTTTTAAGAACTGTATTGACTGATGATATTAAGAAAGACCTTGGAAATCATGACGGTAGTCACGGTGTTCAGGATGCCATTGATGGACTTCTTGCAGAGCGTATTAACTGGGGTCATGGTGATAAATATTACAATCGTAAATATCATTCTGTGAAACAGTTAAAAGAACACAGAGGTTTGCAGGATGCTTATAAGGAACTTGGTATTGATGCAAGTAATTTAAGCAAGGTTGCACGTGAATGTAGGGTTTATGAATCTGCATCTGAAATGTGGGCTAACATTATGAGTGCAGAAGTAAATGGTGATTCTGAACTGGAATATGTGAAAAAATATCTTCCAAACAGCTATGAAGCATTCATTAAGATTGTGAAAGGGGTAAAATAGTATGAGTGAAGAATTACAGAAAGCACTTGAAACATATAAAAAAGCATTCAATGATGGTTTTCCAACCATTCCATTTGATAGTATGGAAGATGAAAAGATCATTGAAATAATCAATGATTGTGTGGAATCAGGAAAAGATGTTTATGATCTTGGGTATTTGGAACTTGACGATATAATGTATTAAAAAGCAAAGGTATACAATTCTGCACCTTTGCTTTTTTTATTACCTATATGACAGTTATATGAGGTCAGAAAGGGGGATAAACAGAACATGAAAGCGTTGCACATTCACTTGGTAGCATAGAAAGGTACGGTGATCCTGCTTATCTCCCATCTATGGGTTAAATAGTAAATTTTAAAGGCATCTGGTAAGGGTGTCTTTTTTATTGTCCGAAAAAGGCTTATGACGTTTAAACTGCTGCTGAAATAACACCTGCAATATGTGATATAAACTGTTGACCGTTCCCGGTGACACCGGATATAAAAACGTGACGGAGTAGAAAGGAAGAAAAACATGGAATTTTTAAAATCATTTTTTGGTGATAAAGCTATCACTTATGATGAACTGGTTCAGGCAATCAACGCTTATAACGGTGATGAAAAGAACAAAGAAAAGCTGATCAAACTGGTCAACTTGACAGATGGTGGTTATGTGTCTAAAGACAAATACACAAACCTTGAAACTGATCTTTCCGGTAAGACAACAGAACTGACTAAGGCTAATAACCTGATTGAAGAACTGAAAAAGTCAGCCGGAAAAGATGAAGAAACACAGAATAAGATCACAGCGTATGAAACAGAGATTGTAAAACTGAAAAAGGAAAATGCTGATCTGAAAACAGAAAATGCACTGAAATTTGCACTTGTTTCAGCAGGTGCGGTTGATGTTGATTATCTTGTGTTCAAGGCGAAAGAAAAAGGTGAAATCAAACTGGATGATGATGGAAAAATCAAGGGTGAATCTGATCTTATTTCAGGATTAAAAACGCAGCACCCTACCATGTTTGAAGCATCCAACACAAATCAGCAGCAGAACGGTGGCAGAAAAATCCTTGAAAATAATTTGCCGGGTAACAAGGGTGATGAAACTGTCACAAGAGATCAGTTCCTTAAGATGGGATTCAATGAAAGAATGAAACTCAAAGAAGAAAACCCGGAATTATTCAAACAGTTAAACGTACACTAAGAAAGGTAAAGGTGAAATTTAATGGCTAGAACAGGAAACTTTGGCGGTTTCGCATTTGATGAAGAAGTATTTACAGGCATGATGCAGGAAGTAGATTATTGGAAAAATCCAATTCTTGCATCAGGTGTTGTACAGGAAGATCAGAGTATCATGGATTTAATTGGTGAAAAGGGTAACGTTGCAACTATTCCGATCTATAAACCACTTGATGCAAATGAGCCGGGTATGGGGGCATTGAACAATGACGGTGAGACGAACAACACACCTGTTGAGATCAGCGGAAGTAAACAGACTTGTATGATGATTCAGAGAATGAAAGCATTCAAGGCGAAAGACTTCACAAAGGAATTAACTGGTGCTGACCCTATGACACAGATCAAAAATAAAATCGCAGGGTACTATCAGCAGGTTTGGGAAAATGAAATGATGAACATTAGTACAGCAGTTCTCGGTGTTACAGCATTAAAAGATCATGTTCTTGATTTAAAAGAAAAATCCATTGAAGCAGGTACAATTTATGACGCTGCACAGGCAGCACTTGGTGATATGGCAGACGGACTTGGTTTGCTTGTAATGCACTCCATGATTTATAAAGAGTATCAGAAGATGGGGCTTGTGGACTTTGACAAGTATGTGATCGGTAATGTAATTCAGAAAGAGGTAACATTACCAACTATTGCAGGTAAACACGTTCTTGTAACTGACAGAAATACAGTTACAGGTTCAGGTTCAGCAGCGGTGTTCAGCACATTCCTTTTTGGTGAAGGTGCGTTCTTATCTTGTGATAAGAAAAACTATAAAAATCAGTATACAACCAATTACGACCCGGAAACATCGGCAGGTGTTGACAAGTTTTACACTAAACAAGGTAAAGTACTGCATCCGAACGGTCTTTCTTTGGCAGTGGATAACATTGCAAAAGAATCACCGACATTTGCAGAACTTGGCACTACTGAAAACTATTCGCTTAAGTTCAACACAAAGAACGTTAAGATGGGTCTGATCAAGTCCAAAGTTGGTACAGCAGTAGTCTAAGAATGGGGTGATCTGATGATTTTAGCAGTTGAAAAGGTTATGACATTGCCTGAATTTGTCGGGCAGAATGAAAATGTAATATCCGAAAAACTGAAAGCTGCTGAACTGATGATCAGAGCATACACCAACAATAACTTTCAGAATCGTTTTGTACGGTTCACCGCTGATTCACTTGGTAACCGTCTACTTGGAACTTCTGACTTTTTGAAGGTAGGTGATACAGTTCAAATTTCACAGTCAATGGTGAATGATGGACTGTACACCATTACCGAAATAGGTGACGACTTCATAAGAGTTGATCAGGAATTGTACAACAGTAGAAACCTGATCACAAAAATTGAATACCCGGCAGATGTAAAAGCCGGGGTTTTGGAGTTGATCAAGTGGGAAGTGAAGAACAGACAGAAAACCGGAATAAAATCTGAAACCCTGTCAAGGTACAGTGTTACTTATTTTGATCAGGATGCCGGGAATCAAGCAATGGGTTATCCTGTTTCCTTGCTTGGGTTCTTAAAGCCTTATATAAAGGCTAGATTTTAGTTATATGAGTGTTGGCGGTAACATTCAAGCATTGTTACAGGTAAAAAATAGAGGTGCTAAAAACGCAATAGGTGAGGTCACAGCACAATGGGTTGATTGCACATCAATCAAAGGCTGGCTTGATCTGTCAACAGGTGATTCAAAGCACACAACATTTTACGCAAAGGTTCAGGAAAGCACACACATTTTCTTGTGTGATTTTACGAACCTGAAAAACCTGTCAACTAAATGGGTTTGGAATCCGTTTAATTTCCTGACAGGTGTGATCAGTCAGCAGAATGAACAGGAATCTGTTGATGTGACAAGTGACAATGCAAGAATGGTGATTGATGGTTTGGTGTATGAAATTCTTCTGATTGACAACCCCATGAACATGAATGATCATTTGGAAATCTATCTTAGATTTATAGGGGGTCAGTAGTATGTCAGTTGATTTTAAGGATAACACCGCAAAAGTAAAAGCTGCATTATCAGAAGGTGTGATTGGTTTTCTATATGAAGCAGGTGGTGAAATTCAGTCACAGACACAGAGAAACAGTCGGGTTGATACCGGACAAACCAAAGGGTCTTACAAATATGTTGTTGATGAAGGTCAAGATGAATCGACTGTTGCAGTTGGTTCAGACCTTGAAAATGCTATTTGGGAAGAATTTGGTACAGGTGAATATGCCTTACATGGTGACGGAAGAAAAGGCGGTTGGACTTATAAGAGTAAGAAAGACGGTAAATTTTACCATACATACGGTAAAACACCGAAACAACCGCTTACCAAAGCATTTCAGACCACAGCACCGAAGATTAAAAATCAGCTTGCAAAGGTGATCAAAGAAAGTTTAGGGGGTTAAGTATGGTTGATTTGTTGTCATTCATGAATGAACAGATTGAACAACTTGAAATTCCCTATGAATTTGGAGAGTGGACGCAAGATTTAAGTTATCCGTACTTTGTTGGTTCTTTCAATGAGACAGAACACAGGATTGAGGACGGATATACAGGCGGTGTGTTCACACTTGATGGTTGGTCAAGAGGTTCAAAAATCACACTTGCAGAAGTGAACGATAAACTGAAAAAAGCATTTGAAGATTTAAGGGCAGTCCGTGACGGAACTGCTTTTTTTATTACCTACTGGAACGCTTTAATGATTCCAACAGGTGAAGAAGATCTTTTTAGAATCACGATAACTTTTAACACAAATGAGTGGAAAGGAGCATAAAAGAATGGGTTTAAAAAAGCATGGAATTACAACCGAAACCATTAAAAAGATGATCTTAGGTGCAGGTGTAATTTACAAGAATCTGAAATATAACAAATCCGGTGGCGGTTGGACTGGTGAACCGATTGGTGCAACATCCGGTGGTATCAAGTTCAACTATGAATCACAGTGGTTGGATGTTGATGTTGACGGTGCAACCGTACTTGTAAAGGGTGTCAGCAAACAGAAGGTTGGTGAATCTGCATCACTTGAAGGTCAGATGACTGAACTTACAGAGGACATTCTTACTGTTGCACTGCATCTTGTGAAGTCCACAAGTGAAGATACACAGTACACAAAGTACGTTTCTAAGGAAAACATCACAGATGATGATTACCTTGAAAATATTGCTTATGTTGGAACACTGTCAAGTGGTAAAAACGTGATCATTATTTTACCGAACGCACTCTGTACAGAAGCGTTTGAACTGGAAACAAAAAATGCTGAACAGTCAACATTTGCGGTCAAGTTTGAGTGTACCGCAGACCTTGAAAATGACAGCTTGAACAAACTGGATATTGAAATTTACTATCCTACCAACGTGATCTAAGGGGGTGCGACTGTTGAGAGTAGTTGTTATTAAAGAATACATTGACCGCTATACTTCTGAACGTCATGAAATCGGTGAAAAACTGGATGTTACAGAAGAACGTTTTGCAGAAATGGAAAAAGCCGGGAAATATGTTGTTGATATTTCGGACGAAGTAGGACAGCAGGAAACACCTGCTGTTCCTGATGAAAATGCAGATCAGGAACAGTCTGAACCTACTGAACCACAGGCAGAGCAGCAGGAAGAACAGCCAAAGAGTGAAAAAGCACCTGCAAATGGTGGAAGAAGAAACAGAAAGAAAGCAGAAAGTGAGGATAAATAACAATGGCAGATTTTAGATTTAAGGATTTAACGGTTGACAATGCGTTTGATTTTTGTGAAGTTCTTGCAACTATCGGAATCGAACAGGTAATTGGAGCATTTGACAAGGATGAGATCAAGCAGTTGCAGGAATCCGGGCAGGACATCAAGGAGGTTGGTGTTGTGATTGCTGTTAAGGTGTGCGGTATTCTGATCAAGAATATCAGCAAGGCAAGAAATGAAATCTGCAAATTCTTTGCGAACTGCATGGAATGGGACAACGGTACACAGGTCACTGCTGATGAAGTGAAGAAATTCAAGCTGAAACAGTTTGTATTCATGATCAAAGACTTTGCAAAGAAGGATGATCTTATTGATTTTTTCGAGGGTGTTGCCGAATTACTGGGTACGGAACAGAACGATTTGACGAGTGCTGCAACCGGAGATACGGCAACCCCTACCATTATTTAGATAGGGCTATTGGTAGGGGAAAACTTGACAGCACAGTAAAGGTGATACTTGAAAAGAATGTTGAAGAACAGCAGTGGAATCTTTATTGTGCTATATCTGCAAATGCACTTGCAGACGATATTGGAAGTTTTGACGAGTTCAGGAACAAACTGAACCACCCAACTAATGCAATACCGACTGTTGAACAAACTGAACCGACATTGAACAGGTCACAGATGGATTTACAGGTGGAAAAAGCAAATAAATTATTAAGCGGATTCATACCACCCATGAAAGGGGGTGGCTAATCGTTGGATATTTTTTCATTGGTCGGTAAAATTACGATCAATTACGCTGATGCAGTCAGCAATGTTGAAAAGGTGTCAAAAGCTGCAAAGGACACAGCAGAAAGCCTTGAAGATGTGGATAAGAAAGCGGATGATGCAGGTGATTCAGTAGAAGATGCCGGACAATCTGCCAAAAATGCAGACAGTGGTTTTTCAACGTGGAAAGCCACGCTTGCAAATTTAGCATCAACAGCAATCACAAATGTCATATCAAAATGCACAGAGTTAGCCGGGAAAATGGCAGAGGTAACAAAGTCAGCGGTTGGACACTATGCAGAATATGAACAGTTGGTTGGTGGTGTTGAAACACTTTTCAAGGACAGTTCCGGTAAGCTGATCGGATATGCTGAAAAGGCATATAAGACAGCCGGAATGAGTTCTAATCAGTATATGGACACAGCAACAAGTTTTGCTGCATCACTGATTCAGGGACTTGGTGGAGATACCGCAAAAGCGGTTGAACTGACCAACCTTGCAATCACAGATATGTCAGATAATGCCAATAAAATGGGTACTGACATAGGTTCTATACAGGACGCTTATCAGGGTTTTGCAAAACAAAACTATACAATGCTTGATAACCTTAAACTTGGTTATGGTGGTACACAGTCTGAAATGATCAGATTGATCAATGATTCAGGTGTACTTGGTGAGAAAATAGAAAGTCTTGACAATGTGACGTTCGATCAGATGATTGAAGCAATTCACAAAATTCAGGACAACTTGGGAATCACCGGAACTACAGCACTTGAAGCAGGTACAACAATATCAGGTTCATGGGGTTCAGTTCAGGCATTGTTTGAAAATATCCTGACAAAAGTAGGTTCAAAACTTGCACCTACGGTTATGGGATTTTTACAGCAGTTATCAGACTGGATGGAAGAAGTTGACTGGGATGCATTTGCATCATCTGTTGGTGATGCCTTGCAGAAGGTTTTTGACTGGATTCAACAGATTGATTTTAAGTCATTCTTTGAAAAAGGAATGGACGGTGTTGAAAAATTCCTTGAAAAATTAGGCGGTTTGATTGAGGATATACCAAAAATCATACAGACATTTAAAGATTGGTCACCACTGATTGCAGGTGTGGCAGCAGCCTTTGTTACATTGAAGGTTGCAATGGCAATATCATCACTGATCAGTGCAATCACAGCATCATGGACTGCCTATAAAACTGCAAATGAGGGTGCAACAATCGCACAGTGGTTATTTAATGCAGCCTTAAATGCAAACCCGATTGTTTTAATTGTTACACTTATAGCCGGGCTTGTAGTTGCCATGATCACGTTATGGAACACCAATGACGGATTCAGAGAAGCAGTTACAAGTGCGTGGGAAAAAATAAAGGAAGTCTTTGGTACAGTAATTGATGCTATCAAAGGCTTTTTTAGTGGATTGGTGGAAAAAGTACAGTCTGCATGGGAATCTGTAAAAGATGCAGTAAGTACCGCCATTGAAGCAATAAAAGGATTTTTCACAGGTTTGGTTGATTCTATCAAACAGGCTTGGGAAAATATCAAAAGTGCTATATCTGAAAAGATAGATGCAATCAAAGAGACAGTAACAAATGTGTTTACTGCAATAGCTGATACCGTCACAGCGGTTTGGGAAACCATCAAGAATGCTGTACAGGTTGCGATCATGTTTATAAGGGAAATCATTAGTGCAGCAGTTCAGATCATTACTATCCCATTTCAGTTTATTTGGGAAAACTGCAAAGATATTATTATTGCAGCATGGGAAACAATCAAAGAAGCTGTATCTAATGCCCTTAATTTTATTTCAACCACTATCAGCAATATATGGAATGCAATAGTTTCATTCCTGACCCCGATTTTAGAGGGTATTAAGAACACGTTCACAACAGTTTGGAATGCGATTAAAACAGCGGTGTCAACCGTTATCAATGCAATACAGACGGTTATCACAACAGTATGGAACGCAATAGTTTCATTCCTTACACCTATACTTAATACGATAAAGAACACGATCAGCACAGTTTGGAATGGTATCAAGTCAGTAATTTCTACTGTACTAAATGCAATTCAGACAGCAATCAGCACTGTATGGAACGCAATCAAAACGGTTGTAACCAATGTGGTAAATGCAATCAAATCTGTGATCAGTAACGTGTTCAATGCGATTAAGTCAACAATTTCCAATATACTGAACGGCGTTAAATCAGTATTCAGTAGTGTTTGGAACGGTATCAAGACGACTGTATCAAATGTGGTGAATGGTATAAAAACCGTCATTTCAAACGGTCTGAATGGTGCAAAATCTGTTGTATCAAACATACTTGGTGCAATAAAAGAAAAGTTCAGTAGTATTTTCAATGGTGCAAAAGACATTGTAAAAGGTGCTATTGACAAAATCAAAGGGTTCTTCAATTTCAGTTGGTCATTACCAAAACTGAAAATGCCACACCCGACAATATCAGGTTCATTCAGTCTGAACCCACCATCTGTACCGCACTTTGGTATTGAATGGTATAAGAAAGCAATGGATGATGGTATGATCATGAATCAGCCTACTATTTTCGGTTACAATCCGAAAAATAATCAGTTCCTTGCAGGCGGTGAAGCAGGTAGTGAAACAGTTGTCGGAACTGATAGCCTTATGACAATGATCAGGGCAGCGGTTGGTGAAGAAAACACTGCATTACTGGAAAGAATTGAAAGAATTATTACACTTCTTGAAAATTACTTACCGGAAATGATGAAGTCAATGGTGAAAGCTATTGTACTTGATAGCGGTGTACTTGTTGGGGAACTTGCCCCGGCAATGGATGAAGAACTTGGTAGAATCTATGAAAGAGAAGGAAGGTAATAAGTCGTGATCAGCGGTGTAACGTTTGGAACTAAACACAGTTATAAAGATTTTGGGCTTATCCTTTCTTCAAAGAATATAGGATTGCCCGAACCAAAAACGGAATCAGTCAGTGTGATAGGTCGCAATGGTGACCTTGACCTGACTGATGCGTTGGGTGATGATGTAAAGTTTAATAACCGGAAGTTGCAGTTTAAGTTTTCGCTGTTGAACGGTGCAAGGGACTGGACTGCAACACTTTCCAACCTGTCAAATTATCTTCACGGTAAAAAGATGCGTGTTGTAATGGATGCAGATAAAACGTTTTATTACTGGGGGCGGTGTACGATCAATAAATTTGAAACTGATCGGACACTTGCCATCATCACAGTTGACTGCAATGTTGAACCATACAAGATTGAGACAAATTCAGCAAGTGAACCTTGGTTGTGGGATGTATTCAGTTTTGTAAATGGTATCATTCATGTCAATGAAGTTACAGTAAGTGGAACAAAAACTGTGAACCTGATTAACCGTGTCAAGGTCGTATCTCCAACATTTACCTGTTCAAAAGCCATGAAGGTAACACATGAAGGTAACACTTACTCATTACCTGCCGGAGAAACTACAGTTTATGATATTCGATTGACGGAAGGTGACAACTATGTGACATTTATAGGAAATGGTACAGTTAAAATAAGTTATAGAGGTGGTTCATTGTAATGTTCAGAGTATTATGTGACGGACTTCCAATTTATGACTTGCGTGATGAAAACCTTGTTTTGATTGACCCTAAAGTTGATTTAGAGGTCAACAAAGCAGGGTCTTTTATGTTTAAAATGCCACCAACACACCCACAGTATGATCTTCCTAAAAGGATGTTGTCATGCATACAGGTCTTACAGGATGATGTGGAAGTGTTCAATGGTAGAGTTACAGGATGCAAGATTGATTTTTATAATAGAAAACAGTTCACTTGTGAAGGTCAGCTTGCATATCTGAATGATTCAATTCAAAGACCTGCTGAATACCATGATATGACGGTCAGGGGGTATTTGGAAGCCCTGATTGCAGAGCATAACAAGCAGGTAACAAAAGACAGGCAGTTTAAGGTTGGAATTGTTACCGTTACAGATAACAATGACAGCCTGTACAGATACACAAACTACAACAGCACCATGAAAGAGGTCAAGGAAGATTTGGTTGATGATCTTGGTGGTTATTTGCGTGTAAGAAATGTGGGTGACATTCATTATATAGACTATATAGCTGAATATGATAACACTAACACACAAAGTATAGAGTTCGGTGAAAATCTGCTTGATTTTAGCAGAAATACGGATGTGACAGACATTGCAACAGTAATCATACCACTTGGTGCAAAATTGGAAGAAAGCCCCATTGCAGCACTTGAACAGCGTTTGACGATTGAGAGTGTAAACAATGGGTCAGACAGCATTGTAAATTTAGAAGCAGTAAAAAAATTTGGGTATATCACAAAAACAGTAACGTGGGATGATGTGACAACCCCTGAAATGCTTCTGTATAAGGGTAAAAAGTATATGTCAGATCAGCAGTTTGACAGTATGACCCTTGAAGTAAAAGCGGTTGATATGCATTGGACTGATTCAGATGTGGAACAGTTCAAACTTGGTGACCGGGTAAAAGCCCATTCATCATTGCATGGACTTGACCGATATTTCCCACTTTCAAAAATGACCTTGCAGCTTAATAATCTGTCAAGTAGTACATTTACACTTGGCACTGTAATCAATACCAAACTTACAGCAAAGACAAGTCAGGCAACGTCTACTGCATCAAAAGCTGTTGACACTATACCTGTACCGTCTGCAATCGTAAAACAGGCAGTTGATCAGGCAACAGCACTGATTACAGCAGCAACACATGGTCATGTGGTCACAACAGCCAATGAACAGTTGATCATGGACACTAACGATGTGAATACTGCCCGGAAGGTTTGGCGGTGGAATCTGAATGGTCTTGGTTATTCGTCAACCGGGTACAATGGAACGTATAAGACCGCTATCACAATGGATGGTCAGATTGTTGGTGAAAGATTGGTTGGTGGCTCTGTATCTGCTGAAAAACTTGATATTACTTACAGAAATCAGGTTATAAAAGAAATAGCAGATGCAGAAGAATCAGCAAGATCAGATGCAGAAGATTACACTGACGGTGAGTTGAAAAAGTACTATACAAAAAGTGAAGTTGAAACAAGTATTAAAAATACCAAAGATTCTATTTTACTGTCAGCAAAAGAAACAGCAGAACAGTATGTTGACGGTAAACTGAAAAACTATTCAACGTCAGCACAGATCAAGGTCAAGACAGATTCGATTGAATCAGAAGTTAAGAAAAAACTGAACAGTTCAGACCTGTCAACCAAGATTCAGCAAAATTCTTATGCAGTTAAAATTGCATGGAATAGTATCAGTAAATATATTCAATTTGAATATGGTGAAATGCGTATTTATGAGAGTACGACACAAAACAGTAACACACTGTTAATGTCAATGACCTCAACAGGTGCATGGTACTACTATAAAGGTGTAACCATCGGTAAAATCGGTACTAACGGTTGGTCAGGTGATTCAACTTTCAGAGGTCTGATGTTCGACTTACAGAACGGTGCTGACTATATGGGGTGGGGTTATCAGGATTCACCCGGAAGTAACTATTATGTAAAACTCATATATTACGCAAATAACCGAAAAGAAAAACAAGGCTTACACGTAGGTGCAAACACTTATGTGTGGGGGTATTTGAGATTTAATGAAAGTGCAGGATTTTATAATTATTCTGATAAAAGTATTAAACTATGGTCTGATAAAGATGTAAGCATTGGTAGTTCATCATCAACTTGCTGTACATTCACAGGTACATCTTTTCAGATTTACAACAACAGAAGTATTGATTTCTACAGTCCATTAAACTTACATGGTTGGGGCTACACCAATAATTCAGATGTTCGATTGAAAACTAATATCAAGGACACAGCAATCAGAGGTTTGGAAGTGGTGAACGCTATTGACCTTAAGGAATTTGACTGGATTCAGTCCGGTGAACATCAGGCTATAGGAATCATTGCACAGCAGATTCAAAGTTTTGCACCTGAACTTATTTCAGAAGATGCATCTGACGGACACTTGAAACTTAACACAGATAAACTTGTATATTACTGTATTAAAGCTATACAGGAATTATGTGAAAAAGAGGGAATGCGATACAGCAAACCTATTTATAAAGACCCTTACACTTATTTAGAAAAAAAGACGTTCATTGCAAAGATGCCAAGTCAAAAATATTTGGAATCTGAACCTTATGAGCGTGAACCTATTATTTTACCGAAAAGAAGGGAGTAATTACCATGAATGAAAATAATATGCCTTTGTCACTTATGATGGAGAACGCAAAAGGTGCAATGACGGATGCATTTAATCAGATCGTTGAGCAGTCAAACCTTCCGGCTTATTTGTTGGAAGGTATCGTTGCTGATCTTCTGTCTGAAATCCGAAAACAGAAAAACCTTGAATTGGTTTCTGATATGAACAGAATGAAACAGACTGAACACAGTGAACAGGAAGAAAAGAAAGAAGGTGCTAAATAATGGCAAACATTCAACCTTATATTGATCAGATTTTAAATGCAGTATATGGTGAAGAGGTAAGATCGTCTATTGTCAATGCACTTGAAAAAGTAAATGATGATAATAACTCTTACGCTGATCTGAAAAAAGAAGTAATTGCTGCAAAGGATGCGGTTGATAAAGATGTTGATGCAGTACAGCAGAAACTTAATGCTGCAAGTACTGCATTAACTAATTTGCAAAATGCTACAAGTGCAGCTAATACAGCGAAAACCAATTTGCAGAACGCTACGAATACAGCCAATGCCGCAAAATCAAATCTGACCAATGCAACAAGTACAGCGAATACCGCAAAAAGTAATGTTGAAGCAGCAACTAGTGCTGCAAATACAGCAATCAGAAATGCCAATGCAGCAAAAACAAATCTTGAAAAAGTAATTACAAGTGCAACAACCACACAGGGTAATTTACAGGGTGTAATTGATACTGCAAATCAGATCAAGGGTCAGTTGGATAGTTCCAACAGTACAGCGGTAACATCTAAGAAAAACCTTGATACTGCAATCACAAATGCAAGTACCGCAAAAAGTCAGTTGCAGGACGTAATTGACCGTTCCGGTTCTGTTAAAATAGCACTGTCAGAAGTGATCAGTTCAGCGAATACCGCAAGGACAAACCTTGATGCATCTGTGAGTACAGCAAACAGCGTATTACAGTCATTGACTGCTGAAAATGCAAGTGCATCAAGTAACATTGATGAATTGAGAAGTGAGAACTTCAACAGTCAGGAAATTCTTTCCGGAGTTGCTGATCTTAGAGCCTATTTAGGTCTGACCGCTGATGATATTGTTGGTGTTCAGGTCGATTATAAAAATAAGACTTTCAAACGTCTTGCAGGTGCAGCCAATCTTTCAAAGGGTGCAGACTTTGACAAGTTTTCAATGTTTGGTGGTCGTAAACGCTGCAATGTTGCAGATGATGGTTCTATTGTGGCATGGTACGGTGATGCAGATTATAAAGAAGATGGTTCAATGGGTCAGGTTATGGTCTATCAGCCTAAATTCTATTATTTGGTTTGCCCGGTTGAATATGACCCGATTGACACAGGTATTGGTTACCACTTAAGAAAAGCAAATTACTATGTGTCAGAAAAACCACGGGCAGGTTTTAGACTGCATCCGGCTTTTTATGATGCATCAGGAAATGAGATTGACTATATTCTTGATTCTGCATTTGAAGGTTCTATTTGGGATGCAGACGGTGGTGACGGAAACGGTGCTTACCTGATGAATGATGAACAGGTTATGAATACCGGTACAGATAAATTCTGTTCAATCGCAGGTGTAAAACCTGCATCCGGTTTATCTCAAAATCTGACAAGACCAAACGTTGAAGCACTTGCACAGAACCGTGGTATAGAGTGGCACGGTGATCTGATTAAACCTGTATCAGCAAGACAGATGTTGATGATCATTGAACTTGGTATGATGAATACACAGACAGGTGTTGGTTATGGTGTCGCAGGTATATCAGATAATAGTTCATATAACTGTTCATCACTTACAGGAAGTACATCAGAACTTGGTAATGGAAGTGGTAAAGCAACACAGACGATCAATACAAAAGGTGACACAAGAACTACTGAAACAGCAAATGAAAGAGTTGCAGTATCTTGGAGAGGTACAGAAAACCCTTGGGGAAACATTTGGAAGTTTGTCTATGGTATCAATATTTGGGGTAACGGAAAAATGGAAGGCGGTCAGCCTTACATTTGCACTGACTTCAACTTTGCTGAATCAAAGAACACAGGCAATTATGAAGCAGCAGGTTTTACAGTAACTAACGCAAATGGTTATATTTCTGCAATGGGGTATTCAACAACTTGCGATTGGTTATTTATTGCTTCTGAATGCCTTGGAAATAGTTCACTTCCTGTTGGTGACTACACCTATATAACTGTAAATCTCAATGGATATAGAATTGCTCGGTTGGGCGGTGGTTGGACTGATTGGGATGTTGCGGGCGGTTTCTATTGGAATCTTGATAGCGGTGTTGGTAATCGTTATCGTAGTATCGGGGGTCGCTTGGTACTTATTCCAACAAAAGATTCTGCTGTATATACCGCAAATATCGCTGCATGGAAGCAGAAAATGGCAGCTTAAAAATGTAACTTAAAATCAAATATAAGGTTGAAAGAATCTCTGATATTGTTTGTTATTACCTGTAATGAACACCATGAAAAACAAATATATTGCTCAATTAGGCAGTAATTGGAATAATTGGGATAATGCAGGCAGTTTCTATTGGAATCTTAATAACAGTGTTGGTAATCGTAATCGTAATATCAGGGGTCACTTAGTAAATGCATCATATAGCCGGGTGGAAACATCCGGCTATTTCTATAAATTGTGTGTATTCTTTCAACCGTGCCACTTGGCAAAACATATAAATAAGCGGTGCAAGACAACCCTTTGAAGGAATACCGCTTTACTTATCACAAAATAAGGAAAGGTCAACCGTATTTACCGGGCAGTAATGCCGACTGAAATTCGGATTTGCAAATACCAATGAATAGATGAAACGTTATGATCACTTATATGAAAAGATATACGACCTTGAAAATTTAAGAAAGGCACACCAACACGCAAAGAAAGGAAAAGGGTGGTACAGGGAAGTTGTTGAAATAGACAAAGACCCGGACAAGTATCTGAAACAGATACAAGAAATGCTGATCAACCACACTTACAAAACATCTGAGTATGAAGTGTTTTATAAGAAAGAGGGTAAGAAAGTCAGGAAGATTTACAAACTGCCTTACTTTCCTGATCGTATTTGTCAATGGGCTATATTACAGGTTATTGAACCGTGCATTATCAATAATTTAACTGCTGATACTTATTCAGCAATACCGAAAAGAGGAATACACAAAGCACTTGTGAACCTACAGGATGCAATGTGGTATGACACAGAAGAATGTAAATTTTGCTTAAAGATAGATGCAAGACACTATTATCAAAGTATCAATCACGAACTTCTGAAACAGAAGTATTCAAAGATGTTCAATGACGGTGAACTGTTATGGTTGTTGGATGAAATCATTGACAGTACCACTACAGCAGAAATTGAGGACTTGACAGCAATTTACCTGTTAGAAGAAGATATTGACCCTGAAACTGGTATACCGATAGGTAACTACTTATCACAGTATTCAGGTAATTACTATTTTTCATCATTCGATCATTGGTTAAAAGAACAGAAACACGTAAAACACTATTATCGTTATATGGATGATATTGTTATTTTTGGCAGGACAAAAGAAGAACTTCTTTCATTGCTGAAAGAGATTCAACAGTATTTCAGAACAGAATTAAAACTGAACGTAAAAGGAAACTGGCAGATATTCTCAACATATATCAGAGGTGTTGACTTCTTAGGTTACAGAACATTTTACAAGTACACACTTTTGAGAAAATCAACTTGTCAGGAAATGAAAAAGAAAATGACCGCAATCAGGAACAAAGTAGAAGCCGGAAACATGATGAACTATTCAGAATGGTGTTCAATCAACAGCTATAAAGGTTGGTTGAAATACGCTGATTCTTTCCGGTTATATCAAGCGTATGTTGTACCGCTGTTACCTTATGCGGATGAATATTATAGATGCAACATAAAACCAAACACAAAGAAAGGACGAAAGGCAGCATGATTGATTATGGAAAGCAGAAAAGCACTGTGAAACCGGACGAACTGGAATTGACTGAATCAAAAGTTTTTGTCAGTTCCAACATCACAGAAGTAAATGAACCGGGAACGGATGAACAACCGGGATTTTCAGGGTATGAATTTGACCTGATCGAGTATGACAAAGATGAATACATCAAGATTCAGGCAGAAAAGAATGCAACACTGGAAGATGAAATTACACAGGCACAGGTTGCAATGTGTGAAATCTATGAAATGATTGGATAGAAAGAGGGGTAAGGTATGGCAAAGATTTATGCAGCACTGATCATCAAAGCTGTAAAGACAATGGATGATGTACCGGACAAGCTGAAAGATGCTGTCAAGGCTATTTTGGAAGGTGATAACTGATGTTTTATCAGTTGATCATAAAATTACTATTCAGAAAGGATGTGCAGACTATGGCAATTATTTATGCAACCTTAATCATTAAGGGTAAGAAAACTTTTGCCGATGTTCCTGATAAGATCAAGGACAAAGTGAAAGAAGTGCTGATTGACCTTGATTGTGGCGAATTAGCAGAGTAGTAAGGAAATTATCACAGACATATTTATAACCGCTATATGACGCTTATATAACGTCAGACAGCGGTTATTTTTATGTCAGAAAGGAACACACAGACCAATGGAACAGTTTTTTTATCAGACATACATGATTGCATTGCCGATTGTCCTTACTTCCCTGATGGGGTGGATTGTTTGGCTTTTGAAGAAACAGAAGAAAGACCGGGATGCAAACAGTAAAGGCACTATGCTTTTATTGCGTGTACAGCTTATCGAATACCACGATAAGTACATGATGCTGGGTGACATTCCATCATACGCTTATGAAAATTTCATGGAAATGTATGATGCTTACCATGCTTTAGGTGGTAATGGGATGATCACCAAAATGATGCATGAAATTGAAGAATTACATTTGAAAAAGAAAGAGGTATAAGAACATGAAAAATATTAACTGGATTGTAAGAATTAAAAACAAAGCGTTTTGGGTTGCACTGATTCCTGCTGTACTGCTTCTGATTCAGGTCATTGCAGCAGTATTTGGTTACACACTTGATCTTGGTGATCTTGGTAACAAACTGCTTGATGTAGTCAATGCGGTTTTTGCGGTGCTTGTGATTCTTGGTGTTGTGACTGACCCAACAACAAAAGGTATTGCTGACAGCGATCAGGCACTTACTTACACTGAACCGAAGAAATAATTTCACACGTGTGTTGATGGGGTAACAAATCGTTACCCCATGTTTTGTATTTGAAGAAGGGAGTAAGACAATGACAAATCAGGAATTTATTGATCAGATTGCAGTGTATGTGAAAAAGTATGCTGCACAGTTCGGTATCAAAGTACACAGTGCGATCATTGCACAGGCAATCCTTGAAAGTGGTTGGGGTAAATCAAAACTTGCAGCAGTTTATCACAATTACTTTGGTATGAAATGCGGTACAAAGTGGACTGGTAAAAGTGTGAACATGAACACACAGGAAGAATATCAGCCGGGAACGCTGACACAGATCAGCGATAATTTCAGGGCTTTTGATTCTATGGAAGATGGTGTTAAAGGGTATTTTGAATTTATTCAGCTTGCCCGGTATCAGAATTTGAAAGGTATCACAGACCCTAAGACATACCTTGAAACGATAAAAGCAGATGGGTATGCAACAAGTTCAACATATGTTCAGAACAACATGAAACTAGTTGAACAGTACGAACTTACAAAGTATGACAGCGGAAAGGAACAGGGTGATAGTATGAGTGACAGACAGAAACCTATTAACTGGCTTGCACAGTATAACGGTATTGCAGAAGGTAGTGCAGCACATAAAGAAATTTTAAGGGTGTTCAACGATTCAGGACTTTGCACACGTCACACAATGACAGTCAATGACGCTTGGTGTGCAACAGCAGTTTCAGCAGCCTTTATTGCATCCGGTCTGACTGGCATTTTTCCATGTGTGGAATGCAGTTGTGAGAACATGATCAACCTTGCAAAAAAAGCAGGTATTTGGGTTGAAAATGACTCTTATGTACCATCTACAGGTGATGTGATCCTGTATGATTGGGATGATAACGGTGTAGGTGACTGCACAGGTTGGTCAGATCATGTTGGACTTGTAAAATCTGTAAGCAATGGGGTGATTCATGTGAAAGAGGGTAACAAGTCAAACACTGTCGGAGATCGTGACATTGCCGTAAATGGTCGATATATCAGAGGGTTCATCACACCACGTTACAGTGACATTCAGACACCTACTGAACCGGATGCATCAAAGTCAATTACCGATATTGCAAATGAAGTTCTCGCAGGTTCTTGGGGTAACGGTGATGATCGAAAGAACCGACTTGAAGCAGCAGGCTATGACTATCAGACTGTACAGAATGAGGTCAACCGTCTTGCAGGTAAGACAAGCACACCGAAACCGTCAAAATCTGTCACAGAGGTAGCAAAGGAAGTTATCAACGGTCAGTGGGGAAATGGTTCTGATCGTAGAGTTGCACTTGAAAATGCAGGTTACAATTACAGCGAAGTGCAGAAAAAGGTAAATGAACTTGTGGGTGGTTCTTCCAGTGATCTGACAGCAGTTGCAAGGGATGTAATTGCAGGCAAATATGGAAACGGTCAGGAAAGAAAAGACGAGTTGAAAGCAGCAGGTTATGACCCGGCAGCAGTTCAGAAAAAGGTGAATGAACTGTTATCATAAGCTGTTACTAATTTGTTACTAAATGCCGTGTTTTTGCATAGATACAGCAAGCGGTGAAAACTGAACAAATCGCAGAAATACGCTATATCAAGCGGTTGGAAATAGCAATAATTTATGATATAATGATTTTCTAAAGGCGGTAAATCCTTGAAAAATAAGGGTTTACCGCCTTTTTTGTTTCTAGTTTGTTACTGGTTCAGTCTAAAAATCATTATTTTAACAATGCGATTGTGTCACGTAACTGCTGAATTGTCTTGTGATTGTATACCCTGTTTCCAACGTCTTTTGACTTGTGACCCATCAACATATCAATACATTTTCTGTTACCTTTGGCATTGTCAAGATTGGTTTCAAATGTATGTCTTGCTTCATGTGGTGTTTTATCAGCACCAATCTTTTCCATGACTTCATTCCAACACTTATAATAATTTGCCTGACTGAATTTCTTACCTTCATACGTCAGCAGGTAAGTAGTCCCTTTATCAATCCATGCTTGCACAAATGGTTTAATTCTTTCATGTACCGGGACAATTCTGCATTTACCGGATGCGGATTTTACACCGCCTTGAAAATACCATTCTTCTGTATTGACCTGTTCTGTTTTCATTCCCAACAATTCAGTCAACCGAAATCCGCTATAAATGTACATCAGGACTGTATCAACCCACGGTTCATCTTTGATTTTCCAAAGTGCATCAACCTGATCAGGTGTAAAAGGTGACCTGTTTGTTTCAGGTATTGGTGGGGCGGTTGTGATCTGTGAATACATTTTATCTATTAGGTCAATTTCAAATGCGAACCTGTCAAGGTGACCGAATAGATTTTTGATAGCCCATTGTGTACTGTAAGCACAACCGCAGTTATCAATGCAGTCCTGCATTTGATAAGACTTCATTGATCTGTATTTCACACCGTAGTATTTTGAACAATGCTTGAAAGCTGATCTTAACGATTGCTGATTTGATTTACCCAACTTTGGCATCTTGATTTTTGACCAACGTTGATACAGAACAACAAGAGTTACTTTTTCCCGGTCAACATCCCACGGATTGTTATTATATTCTGCCAATAGTATATTTGCTTTTTCTTCTGTTTCAGCGTACCCAATAGGTACTTGTCTTGAATGTGATTCTTCATCATAGACTGTGACCTTTACAACCCACGGTCTTGATCTATGACCCTTTAGTTTGGTTACACATCCGTAACCGTTCGGGTTTCTTTTTCCCATATATGATCATTCCTTTCATTGATAATTCAGGAATGAAATGGTATAATTGATTGTGCATAGTCTGAAATCATTTCATTCCTTTGGTTTTAGATTGCATGACCTTAACTGCTGCAACGGTTAAGGTCAATTTTTTATTTGTCTACACTTGGTTACGGTTCGTCTACGGTTATGTCTACGGTATATGACATTGATTTATAAGGCTGTTACGGTTGTCTACAGTATGCTTTAAATTCTTTATATACACTTATATGAGGTC